AGTATAACCACAGATGGCAAAACTAAAAATAAAAACATAATCCATAAAAACGCAGGTGCAAAACCTTTGTTATGATATGGCTGATTAGGATCACTCATCGAGCCAACTCCTTTAACACCTGTGCTATTCTATCAATTAACCATTTTTCTTCTGCACTAGGCACCCAACTGTTTTCAGGTATCAAAGTGTCAAATGTTTTCCACATTTCGTCTTGTTCGTTCATTAGCCTCGCCTCATTCTTGCTATATCTTTTGCGTCTTTGCTGTCAAACACAGGAACCATGTTGCTCTTGTGCATGGTGGCTACTCCCAATAATCGTCTCTCTCCCGAGTAAACCTGTCTTTCGGCGGGGGCTGTGCTTCCTCCAGGAATAACATCACTAGTAGGGATAGAATTACCACTAGAGCGATAATCAGGAACAGATAAAATAGAAACGTTAGCATTCTTCTTTTTACTCTCCGAGATCTGATCTGGATGAGCACCCATCTTTTTCAACCACTTGTCGTGGTATCGTTGTGCTTCTTGGTCTTTTTTATTTAACCGTTTTTGCTTACGTTTTCGATAATTTGTCGTGGTCATCCATGGACCAACTAGATGCATACTCATGTCTAAGTTCCTTCTAAATTTTTATATAGTATAGCTGATTTTGTTCAAGATGTCAACTGACAAAAAGACTGCTCACTGACTCTTCGTTGTGTATTCTACGCATGGCTTCACCAAACAGAGTGCCCACACTTACCTGTCTTGTTTTGGTGCATGAGTCAGGACAATGATCCAGTATTGAATTTGTGATAACCATTTCTTCCAGTATTGAAGATTCAACTTTTTCACATGCTTCACCAGACAGTACTCCGTGTGTGATGTATGCTCGTACACTCAAAGCACCTGAATCCATGATTGCTTTTGCGGCCTGACATAGTGTACCACCTGAATCTACAATGTCATCCACCAGTATTGCATGTTGATTGGTAACATCACCGATAACATTCATTACTTCTGCAACACCTGCCTTGGGCCGACGTTTGTCAACTATGGCATAGTTTGAATTGTACAGTTCTGCAAACTTTCTTGCTCGTACAACACCACCTGCATCTGGCGATACAAATATAATACCATTGTTTTCATTGATATCAACATTGCGTCTGATATCTTTTTGAAAGACTGGCCTGCTCGTTAAATCGTCCACAGGAATATCAAAAAATCCTTGTATTTGACCAGCATGTAAGTCCATTGTGAGTATTCTATCTGCTCCAGCAGTGGTTAGTAGATTGGCAACAAGTTTAGCAGTTATGGGTGTTCTTGATGCTGATTTACGATCCTGTCTTGCATAACCAAAGTAGGGCAACACCGCAGTGATTCTAGTTGCACTAGATCTACGAGCGGCATCAATCATTATCATTAATTCCATTAAATGATCATTTACAGGTGTTGAAGTGCTTTGCACAATAAAAACATCTTCTCCTCTGATGTTTTCATGAAATTCAACGTTGGTTTCGCCATCAGCGAATGTTGAGATATTGCAAGGGGTGAGATCAACAAAACAATGTTTGGCAATCTCTATAGCCAGTTCAGGGTTGGCATTACCCGATAGTATTTTCATAAAATATCCTTTATGATTTAACTTTTGTATTTATAGTCCGTTAGGAACTATTATATAATGTATGGAAAGCACAACGCCTACTGACGCACCCAATCCTATCATCATTTTTATAAAGTCTCTGGTAATCAAAGGAAATACTGTTTTAAACTTTTCCTTGCCTGTGACTGTTGCCATAGCAAGTTCTCGTCCACATAGTAGTCCTACGAACACCCAAGTTGTTGACATCGGAATATCATTTAATTCTTTGAAGAACAATAGTATTAAAAAATAAACGGCGTCAATTATTGTTGCTGATCTAACATATCTAGTGTTGTGTTTTTCAATAACAATGTTTTGAATTTTACCTCCGCCTTCACGGAACATATATCCAAGTCCTACTATAAAAACAGCACTGATTAGAACCATTAGATCCCATGGTATTTCTCTTGGCAAGAACACAGCAATGTTTGCCATGTCATGTGATAACCAAGTGAACCACAAGAATCCTGTTGTAAACCATTGTGCAATACGCCACCATCTTTTGTGATGTTCAGCAACTGGTTTTGCTTCATCTAATATTTTACTAACTACAATCCAAATAACATAAGCGGCCACAGCCGCGACAGCATAACCCATCATCGACTTTACCAGCATCTTTTCTAATACAAATGTTGAAGCAAAAGCACTTAAAACTAAAAAAGACGTACTCACTGGTACGCCTACTCTTGTTAATATTAATAGTAATCCTGGAGCCATGGCATGATACCATTGTATCTCCTGGAAAGGTATTTTGTTGAGTCGGCCGTAACTGATGTCACCTCCGTTTGTATACCACCCATACCATAGTGTATACAATAAAACGGCCGAAGCCGCTCCCCACATAATTTTCCAATTAAATTTATCGTTGTTTGATGCGATCCATGTACCAAGTGTTTGTACTGAATCATTTGCTATAACGGCATATCCTGCAAATAGGAAGCCGATTAGCATCCATAGTGTTAAAGCGTCCATAAATTTCTCCTATAGCTTGACGGCTTTACCCCGTCGCTCGCCTTGTTGAGTTATTGTTGACTACTCGTCCGTACTTATGACTGTACTGCAAAAAGTAAGATTGTAGCTATGAATGTACATATAAAAACTAATACTATTCCGTTCATTTTGACCTATAAGTTGATTTCCAAACGTCTCTAGCATTTACTCGTATAAAACGTTTGTTGGTTTCGTTTTTGTTTGGATTTTCCATTGTAAGCATCACATTCTTACCACGAGTGAATGCAATGTATTGATTGTGCAATCTTGCAATGGTGTTCTTGTATTCTCTTCTGCAGGCCTTTTGTGCAAAAGTTTTTTTCTGCGAATGCACGCCTTTTGAAACGTGTCCTGATCTAGTTCTTTTTTTACCCATATTAACCTCCAAACATTTGAATTAATGGTGGTCCGTATGTACCACCTGCCCAGGCAAGTGCCACTATGGTGATTACACCATACACTAACCATTTCATTTTGAAATCGTCTACTTCCATTTTAAGTGCAACAAGTTCATTGCCAAGAATTCTTACACCAATTTCTAATTTACCTTTATCGTCTGATTGTGCCATGTTTTTTCCTTTCTAAATATTTACTAGATGTTCTTCACCGTGTATCCAAACTTTGCCACCCTTCAGCTGAAAGTTTCGTAGTGCATCTTTGATCAATTTAAAATCTTCATACAAATGTGTAGAGTCATTGTCATGATCAAAAATGTTACTGAGATACACCGATGCTGGTGTTACATCAAGTAGATTCGTTATGTACTCTGGTCGTTCACATATGTTGACCAGTGTCCACGTGAATGTACAATCGCTTATATCCCTTTTACCTATCTGTTCCCATAATGTATCGTTTTCATTATAGTTGAAATGTGAGTCAAGGTCAACCAACTTTTCACGAGGATCTATTTTATCCACGTACAGCCATTGAAACATTTGTTTTTTAATTTCTAAATTATCTCGGCGAATATCAAAGAAATGTATATCAGTGGCTGAAGTTTTATCCAACAGCCAAAAACATTTTAGTCCAGCCAATACACTTATAAGTCTTTTATCATTGCTGACCATTATGCGTTCACGATCAGACACAGCATCATCGCCGGTTATCCACACAGAAGGTTCCATGATTAGATCATTCAGTATAGATAGATCCTGCCAAGACCAATGCTGAACTCGTTCGTATACATCACGTATTGCTTCACGACCTTGACTTTCTATTAATTTTTTTACTTCTGCCATTGTTGATTGTTTATTATTGTTTTAACGTGTTGATCCAGTACCAAACATTCGTCTGCAAACAGATACACATCCGCAATTCTATATGCTTTACGCAGAGCATTTACAAATTCAATCACAGAGTGTAACTGTTGACCATTGGCACAAGCCCATCCTGTTCTATCTTCGGTGCATCTGATCCAGTCATTTTCAACAGGATCACCCCACCATGTTCTCCAAATACCATTGGCATCTTCGTGTAGTGGACCAGGATTGATCAGTTCTACTGTTACTGCGTTTTCAGTGGGTTGTCCTTTTGTTTGTACAAGTGGCAATTGATGTTGCACAATGCCTCCATCTTCACCAATTATAAAATGAGCACCATCATTGGTGGTGCCTTGCTGATAGTAAACTGCTTGTCCTAGTGCGTTCAACACACCATTGCTGGTGCGAAACACAATGCAGTCAGCTGATTGTTCAGGCAGAGAATCGTCAGGAGGAGAGTATGCTCCCTGTACCCAATCACGTCTATCAGGTGAGACCCAAAGTCTGTGTTCGTGAAATTTAAACTTCATCAGTGAATTGTATTTGTTTCCATATGTCCAGATGTGGTAGTGCTTTTTTCAATCTTTTTAACATATCTATCTGCCATTGTATCATGTCAAATCCGTACAAGAACGGAAAAAAACTGTGTACAAAGGCGGCAAAAGTTGCATATGCTAAAAACATTGTTTCTTTTAATCCTAACCACATGTGCTTAAAATAATCGCTAACCCTGACCGGCTTAATACTGCCACTGGCTAACTTTGCTTCCTTCAAGTGACCCAAAACTAAACTCCTGTGTTCGATCAATTTTACGTAGATTATTATCTACTTTTATTTCATGTACTTTGTGATATCTTACTTTGGGTATATCTCCTGTGTCCACAAGAGATTCATTCAGTTCACCTGTGTAATATATCATACAATAACCATTCACATGTCGACACAGAGCCAGGTCTGCACCAGCATGTACTACTTTACTTTCTATCTGTTCTGGATAAACACGTATACCACATTCACCCATTTTAAACATGTTCAATTCACGCCCTACCAGTTTGTATCCATCTGCTGTTTCTTCTACCAAATCACCTGAACGCCACAGTTTATCCTGTACTTTCCAACGTGCCACAATCTGTCCATCTTCTATGTGTACTTCACAATCTGGATTTGAATCTAATGTGTAAGTGTTTGCTGTTTCTGACATTAATACATTGGGAGGTACTTCGGTTGCACCATAAACATTGTACACAGATTGAGCTCCTTTGGCACGTAGGTCTTCCAAACAACCTTCAGCAGTATAATCTGATCCCACAATGCATTGTTCATAACTGCTCAAGTCTAAGTCTTCCCAGCGTCGATGTTTGTGTAGCACACGCCACATGTTGGGCAGTATTAATCCGTGTGTGGGCCTTATTTCATGCACACGATCTATAAAACGTGGTGACACATCTGTTTCAATGTATAGATCTGAATCTGCTATCACACAAGGATACAAACTCATTGTGGTAAATGCTATTCCTCTTGTTGAGTATAA